ACATCTTTAAATTTTAAAAATGGAAACAACACAAACATATTAACTTTTAACATAACAAACAACCCAGATCTAGAATGTGTGTTAGTTGATGACGTAGCTTATGCAAATGAAAATTTTACAAGCAAAGATGCTCATACCAATTACAGCGATACCACTTGCCCTTAAAATAAATAATAATAACAAGTAAATAAATAAATAAAAAATTATGAAACCAAATGCAATAGCAAGTCCAGACGTTTTTCATCAAGCGACAACAGGACAATACGGAATAGTCAAACTTATAACTGATGATGTTAGTGCTGATAAAGTAGATGATTCTAAAGTTAATTTTGCCTTCATTAAATCTGAAGAAGACAACAGCTCTTTTGCTTGTAAGCTAAGGAGAGATTATGACGATGTGTTTACTTGGAACTTAGACAAAGGCGATGTAATACCTGGTCCTTTTTATGAAATCACAGAGGTCGTTGGCATCTTGGCTTGCTATCCTACAAAATAAATTATTATGAAATTAGGAATGGGTTTAGGACTACATAAGCACAGGTTTAGAGGTGTTGGTGGAGATAGAACTCCCCCTAACAAAATGACTATTGAAAGTGTTGAGCTTACTAATGACACAACACCTCCTAATAAGATGACTATTGAATCTGTAGAATTAACTTAAAAATAAATAATATGGTATTAAAAATAATAGCAAATTTAAACGGAGGTGACTTAGTTACTCTTGATAATGAACTAACATATAAAATATATGGTTCTGCTGATAACTATGCTTCACCAATAGCTACTTTAGGTAGTGCTATTAATGATAGTAAAGTAAGCGTTGCAAATGGAATTGTAACTATTGATAATGTTAACGTAGGAACTGAAGATGTTTTTAAAATATCTTCTGTTGATGAGGCTGGAAATGAAGCTGAATTAAGTGATGCGATTTATAATATTGACCCACAAGCACAGGCACAAATAACACGTATTCAAAACGCTGGTGGTACTATTGAAGATGCTAATATAATTGATGCAGACATTAAATTTCTGAAATCAATAGGATTATTTGCAAATTTAAAATATGCAGTAGACCCTCGTGCTGGTATTATACAAAGAGTAGATGGTTCTGATATTTTTGCATCTAAGATATTTGATTACAGTGGTAGTGATGCAGATACAGCAAATGCTACAGGTTCAGAACAACCAAAAAAAGGTGTTCTAAACGGTGTTACTTCATTAGATTTTGATGGAGTAAACGACAGGCTTACAAATACAAATACCGTTAGTTTCCTTGCAGGTGAAGAAATGTTTTCTGTTGCTGTTTATGCACAGGATTTTGATAGTTCAGAAAAATACGGTTCTATAATAGACAAATTCAGCCTAAATGAGAGTGGAAAAGAATTTGCAAAATCAAGAGATGATATTGCAATTTTTGGAAATAGAATACCATACACTCCTTATCAAAACGTACAAATAATAGCTAGTGGTACAGTTGACACAAATAATTTGTCAACAGGTTTTATTAATGGTTCTCAAATCGGACAAGAAACTCAAGTAGCTAATGCTGTAGGTAAAAGATTAGGAGTTAATAGAAATGACTCATTTTATGCAAAAGCAAAATTTCAAAAGAATTGGGATTTTAACAAACTTCCTACAGAATCACAGGCTGCTGCAATTAATACTTATTTAACCAATCAATTTAATATTTCTTAATTATGTATTATAAAGGAACTAAATCGCAATGTGAAGATTATAACTTAGAGGTTTATAATGGCACAGAAAGCATGAAGCAAGACCCCTTTACAACCTCTTACGCTTCAATTCAAGAAATAGAAGGACAGTTTTATATTTTGAAGCATAAAGATTTTGAAAGTAATATGGATGAAGTTAGTCAAGTCCCAAAAAAAACAGAAATATGAAAAAATTTAAAGATTACCTAAAAAGAACACGCCACCACCTTCACGCTATTGTAGGCATAGCGGGCGGATTCCTAGCCTCTTTGTCACTTTCATGGGTTTGGCTAGGTTTTAGGAATTTAGAGGCTTTAGACAAGGCTATGTGGTTTCTCGCACCAGCTTTTATTATAGGTTTGATTTGGGAATGGAAACAGGGAAAAATTAATAAGTGGGATATTTTTGTGAGTGGTATAGCGATTTCTACAGGAGTATATTTAGGGGGAATTGTATTTAACTGAATTGTAAAACATTTATTACAATAAATAAATATAAATTATGAAGTTTTTTGACAAGATTATTAAAGAGAGATGGCACTTACACATTATTGTAGGGGAAGGTTTTGGATTTCTTCTATTTGTAGCATTTAGTTTGTTAGGATTTTATGATTCTACGAGATGGTGGGAAGAGATGGTTATTCAATTAGTTTTTGGAACTGTGTTTGGCTTGGCTTTTGAAATTATCCAGGACCACACTTCGGCGGTTTATTACAAGAAACTGGAGATACTCTACAAATTACAAATTTTCTCAAGAAATAAAATCGTAGAGAGCAAAGCAGATGCTTTCGCCACAGGCATTGGTTTTGCGGTCATTATTCCACTTATTTACATTTTTATTTAATTTTATGAGTATATTGCTACATAAGAGTCGTAATGAAGGCGAAAGTCACTAATATAAACACTACATAGCCATTCGTCGGTAGGCAATGTAGTGTAAATGTATAATCGACAAAACCAAAATTAAAATCAAATGAGTAAAGAAGACAGTAAAAAAGTAGAAGTAGAGATCAAGAATCTCTCAGAAGTGGAATTGAATGCGCACGAGTCAGGAAGAATTATCGTAACAGAGACTGAAGACGGTCAGGTAACGATTTCAGCAAAGACTAAAGGAGCGGTGAATGTAACGTATTTAGTTGGATTACTGGAGGTAGCTAAAAACGACATCCTCAATCGTCAAGAAGGAGACGAACATCAGCAAGAGACTGTTGATGTCGTTCTTGAAGAAATCGACTTTGAGATGGATGTCCAAGGACAACTAAAATCTCAAGGAAAGAAAGTAGGAGACACAATTCAGATGCCAGAGCAAATCGCTGAACTTAGGAACACAGCCAAATTACAGTTTGAAAAAAGTAAGAAGGTTAACAAATAGTAAAATCACGACAACAATTAAAAGTCCTACAGATTAACGTTTGTAGGACTTTTTGTTGCATTAAACATATTGTTTAGTTATCTTTAGTAAATATTAAATCTAATGATATGGACAATAAGTATCGAGTACTAAAGGCATTGCAGAAGATAGAGCAATTACCACAAGACATACCTTCAGAAAAAGGATTGTCACAGATATTCAAAGATCACGACTGTAAAAATTATGTGCGCTTAGCTAAGTATCTGGTGAACAATAAATATCTTGAAAGAAAAGGATCTCCTAAAACTAAATACGTTTACACTTGGAGATGTAGTCACAGACCGAACATAAAGATGGTTGAGTTAATAATCAAAGGAGTTAGTAAAGTCAATAAAATCCAGAATCGACAGTACAATAAGTCGTCCAGAGCAAGTAGGCACCTATCGCCTAGCCAAGATTTTAGAATACAGATAGACCAACAAATCGATAAAGTTCAAAAAGAAATTGACGAAAGAAGATTAATTTTACAGGCATTAAATACATTAAGATCAGAACTATGAGAGAGCTAGAAAAACACAACCCTGACAGTCACAAACAGATCAAGCAGGCAGAAATTAAGAAACAGCACAACCTACTAGGGTCATTCAAAAAAATTAGAGGACTAACACTGTTTCAAATGGATGTTACTACAGGAAAGATCTCCAAAGCAAAATTTGAACAACGGACCGTAGAATATGTTGGACAAAAAAAGCGAAACAAACTGATAGCAGAAGAGAACTGTCTGTATGTTCAAGCGTTGAATTTTAAGAACGCTAAAAAGAAGTTTACTAAGAAAGTTAAACAGCTAATAGCACAAAAACATGACTAAATTACACGCAATCGCCTTTGATCGGTATAAGAGTGAGCAGACTACTGAAGGAGTGATTTATAACATAGTGGATCAAGAGCACAACGTAATTGTCCAGTACTTTGTGTCGCATAAAGAATACACACTCCACGACATGTATATAGAGAATCAATCTAGAGCACCAAGTAGTATGAAAAGAGCCTTGCAAAATTATCTCGATGATAGGTACGGTAAAGATTTGTGGAAGATCAAAACAGTATTTACAGGAATGATGGTCAAGAGGAGTCAGAGGTTGAGGCAAATAACGTTCAATCGAGATTCGATAAGGCTAGTGTACAACATGACAGACAAGCAAGTAGAGACAGGTAAGGCGAATCAAAACTCACAAAACGGTTTTTAGTTAACGATTAATTGGTGAGCTTTAGAAAAATTATACACAACAATCTCATGGAAGACATTTCACAACACATAAAGGATAGACAGAACTTAATTAGAAACAACATTGGAGATAGTATTTCTAAAGGATCCTTTTCAGACGAATTTAGATATAACAGTAATGCAATTCCAATATCTAAGACAGGGAAAGAAATCAAAGTCAAGCTAGAAGACGTTAAGCGAGGTTCAATAAATCGTTGCAACGATTTAGCGAATGAAATGAAAGATCTATTAGCCAAGTGCTCAACTGTGCCAACAGAAGAACCTTCTACATACGAGTTTCAAAAAATGAAAAGCAAGTTCGATGTCATCCCTAAAATGTTTTCATTCAAACACGAAGAGATGAATGTGTCAGAAGGATCAATGGATCAGCCAAAACAAATGTCTTCTGAAGAAAAGGCTCAAAGAGAGTGCTGTCACATGTACAACGAAAAGGTATACAGCTACATTAATGCAAAAATTGATGCCTATGTAATTGATATAATGATTGACGGACTTAAAGATAGTCGCAACTACGACTTAACAATAACACAAGCAACTCATTTAGGATTTTAATTATGGAGCACAAGATAAGAGAACATGCACAAGCAAAAGAAAACAACATTCACAGTCTATTGAAGAAGTCAATAGATCAATCAATGACTGAGCAGGAATTTACTGAAAAGTACGGATCAGGATATGAAGTATTTGCAAAATCTGACATTGCACAATTTGTACACGATGCAGTAGATACAGAAGACATGTCTTTCGAAGATGCCGTGACTGAAGTTAAGACCTTAAATCCTGTATTGATCAAAGCAAACGGAATCGATGAACTTTCTACTCGATATGTTAGAAAAATTGAAGAAGAGAACCAACAATAAACGAAGCTAAATGGAGTTTAATTACGTCTCTACGTCAACGCTAGGGGACTCAGATGATTCTAAAAAAGAATCTATTAACGAGAACCAACTAGGCGATCAGCTAGATGCAATAAAAAAGTCACGCCATCAAATGGCAATAGATGAAGGTAGGGTGCTTGAAAGAGCATTCCAATCGTCAGATCCAGACATATTGCTCAAAGCAAACAGTCATTGGGAGGACGTTCAGCAACGAGAGGGGAGTGGTACGAAATCTGACTTAGTAGACCCTAACGCATGGACCGATTCTGTAGGGTATAAAAGTAAGGCAGTCTCAATGTCTTACGGAATGCTTAGAAAAATGGCAATAACGCCAGTAATTAAAGCAATTATAAGTACAAGACAGACTCAAGTATCTGCGTTCTCATCTCCTCAAAAAAATAAGTACGAAACGGGATTTGTTGTAAGGAAAAAGAAAGAGTTTTATACTGAAGAAGAGCCCAAAGTTTCTAATTCAGACAAGCAAACAATAAAAAAGATCACTCAATTCATAATTAGTGGTGGAGAAAAATCTAACGCATGGCACGGAGACAGTTTTGATAGCTTTTTGAAGAAAGTTACCGCAGATTCGTTGACAATCGATCAGGGATGCTTTGAAGTTGTAAGAAACAGAAAGGGAATTCCAACAGAATACTTAGCAGTCGATGGAGCTACCTTTAGAATAGCTGATAGCTATGACGACGACAAGTATAGTGAAGGATCTTCTACTAAAAGAGAAAAGATTAGAGGATATTACCCTTCATACGTTCAAGTAATTGATGGGATAATCAAAAACGAATACTATCCGTGGGAACTGTGCTTCGGAATACGAAACACTACGACTGACATATATGCTAATGGCTACGGGAAAAGTGAAGTCGAGGAGCTAGTAAGCATAATCACATGGATGTTGTACGCAGATTCTTATAATGGTAAATTCTTTTCGCAAGGATCAAGTCCTAAAGGAATGATTAAAGTGTCTAAAGGAATGAACCGTAACAGACTTGCAGAATTTCGTCAACAATGGATATCAATGGTTGCTGGAGTACAGAATGCATGGAAAATGCCAATCATTGAAGCAGAAAAAATGGACTATATCGACTTGCAAAAAAGCAACACAGACATGCAATTTGCTCAATGGCAAGAATATTTGATTAAAATTGCATGTGCGATATTCAAAATTGCTCCAGAAGAGGTAGGATTTAATTTAGGGAATGCATCTGGAGGCGGAGCAATGTTTGAAGGTAACGGAGAGGCTAAGATTAAATACTCTAGAGACAAAGGATTGAAGCCATTGCTCAAATCGATTGAATTCTGGATCAACAAATGGATCGTCAATGCAATCGATGAAGATTTTGAATTTAAGTTCGTTGGATTAGAGGTTGATACTGAAGAAGCTGAAGTGGAGTTGGATATCAAAAAAGTAGGCAGCTTTATGGGATTCAAAGAAGCTCGAAGAAAACACAACCTTCCAGAAGAGCTTGAAGAGGGAGACTTTACACTAAACCCACAATACATTCAAATGATTCAGTCAAGAGAAATGAAGGGAGAGCAAGAAGAAAACGGTCAAGCTGTTGAAGAAGAATTTGAAGAAGACTCATTGTGGGACAATTTAGAGACCGATGATGAAGTGATCAAATCAATGTTTACGTCAGAACAGTTATCAGGACATCAAAACAATCCTATGATGGCAGATGCATTTAAAATGTTAATGGAATAGCGCAATGAAATCAATCAAAGATTACATACTAATTTTTATAATTGCAATGCTGGCAATCTTCTCTGGATATCAGTGGTGGAGAGCTAGTCAGGCTGATGACGTAATCAAAGATTACAAAAGGTACGTGATAGAACGCGACACCTTAATTGAAGTGTCTAAAGGACAGTACAAAAAGATAGTCGACGATACCAAGTCAATTAAAGAGTTAAATCAAACACTGAAAAATAGGAATGAGGAATTGTTTGAGGTGATAGAAGAACAGAATAAGGACATAGTTTCGCTAATTGAAATAACTCAATCATTCAAGTCGAAAACCGATACAGTCTATGTTGAAAGCGACAACTCTTTTGTAGACTATTATCCGTCAAAACAAGATCCGTTTGTACAGTACACCAGTAGATACGTTTCCAGTAATAAAAGAATCGGTGAATGGTCTCTTTCAGATATAAACATAGACTTAGTGATTAGCGAAAAGATGCCAGGACTATTTGAGGCAGATCTTAAAGGACCCTCTTTCTTAAAAATAAGCTCGCTGCAAGTAGAATCGTTGCCATTAGAAAACGTCAATCCAGATAATTTCGGATGGCTGTTGGGAGGATCGTTGGATTACAATTGGACAGATCAGTCCCCAGCAGTAGATTTGTATGGAGGAGTGCGTGTTAAGAAAACTAACATATTTCTTAAAGCAGGAACTGACGCAACTTTAGGAGTAGGACTAATTAAAGAGTTTTAACGGTGGCTAAGCGATACAAAGACAAGCCTAGATACAAAGCAATCAATGGCTATGAGAAAGAGTTTAAGAAGCAGTTTTCTAGCGTTTTAAGCCTTGCACTGAAAGACGTCGAAAAGAAAATGTATCAAATGATAAAATAATTGTACTTTTATAAAAAAATAAATCGATGGAAGAATTTAATGTTATAAAGCAAAACCTTCAAAGAAAATCTCAAATACTCAAGTCATTTGGATACGAAGATCCTGACACTATTGAAAAAGGAAAGGCTGCGAATGAGGGAGAAGAAAGAGAGTGGAATGGCAAAAAGTATAAGAAGACTGGAGGCAAGTGGATTCCAGTAACAGGAGATAAGAAAGGCAAAAGTGATGACGGTAAAGGCGACAAGTCTGCTAAAGACGATCAGAAGAAGATAAAAAAACCTGTACAATCAGGAGAGCCTGGAGAAGTGAGCAATCACGAAATCGCTCAGATGTCTTATATGAAAAAAGTGATGGATGAGAGTCCAGAAAGAGCTTATGAAATTTACCAAGAATTGTCACCAGAAGCACAATCAAAGATTCCTCAAGATGTAGTAAACAAGATTGTTGAATCTGGAATGAGTGAAGGAGAAGATCCTGCAGCAAAAGTGTTTGACGACGACAATAAAGGCAGTGAGCAGTCATTCAAGTATTCAGACGATATGAACAGCTTCAGAGAGTCGGTTCGTCGAATGAGAAAGATATATAATACGTTGACAGATGCGCTCGAAGACGAAGTTGTATTAGAGCAGTTAGGATACGATAAAGAAAGCGCTCAAGAAAAAATTGGTAATATCTACAAGTGGATGGACGGTGCTAGAGAGCACAAAAAACAGTTAGAGAGCAACAAAAAACAGTTAGAGAGCAACAAAAAACAGTTAGAGAGCAACAAAAAACAGTTAGAGAGCAACAAAGTGAGCACTCCTGCTGAAGCAGCTAAAAGGTACGATGAGCTGAGAGAGTCAATAGGACAGTCGATGCTTGAAGAGTTTACGAGTGAAGGAAACAGCGCTGAAGACGTAGATTGGTCATCGTTTGAAGATGAAATGAACGACAGAATTGCAGACATGTTAGGTGAAGAAGGAATGGAGTTGTATGAAAAAAACTTCGAATAATGCTGAAACAGCAAATTATACAGAGCAACATCTTTAAAGGATTTAAGGCAGAGATAAATTCTGCCGTTGGAGTGGTATTTGACAAATCTAACAAGATCCTAATAGGCCTATCAAATGACGACGATGATAGAAATGGAAAGTGGTGCTTTTTAGGAGGAGGAGTCGACGAAGGAGAAAGTCCTTTACAAGCAGCAATAAGAGAGGTTTATGAAGAAGGAGGTGTCTCAGTTACGCCATTAGCGATATCAATGATCGTACATCCGTCAAAACCTACAGTAGGATTTTTTGTATTGAAATGCGATACAGATATGCCAGAAATGGTTAAGAACGAAGAGTTTGACGAAATGAAGTGGATTGAGGTGTCTAAGATACCAGAAACAATGCTTCCGTTGAACTTAGAAATATTGAAAATGATAGGTAAATAATGATATTTACGCCTCAACAGATCGTAGAAATATTACAAATCGTTGACAGATACACTTTAACGTTTGTAGCACATCACGTAAGTCCAGACATTTTATCAGATCAAGACAAAGAAGTGTTACGTTCAAGTGGTATCGACTTGACAGGAATTCCTATTGACAGATCTAACGTCACTCAGGCATTCAAGTTTGGAATTTTAAGCACAACACTTCAAGATCCTACAGTCAGGTCTATGAGCTATCAACAATTTAAGTCGTACCTGAGTAGTGGAAAAATGTTTAGCTTAAATCCGCTAGAACTTTCTGCATTAAACAATTTACAGTATCAAACATATAGAGATGTATCAAAACTGTCAGGGAAGGTCAAGGATGACATTACAGACACGCTAGTTCATGCAGA